AGGTTACGTATTATACATTTTTGTTACTGCTGCCAAAATCACAAACGGCGTTTTGTTAGGCTGTACTGTACGAATAAGGACTTTTTTGATAGAATAATTTCAGACAAGAAAATGGCTGATTTGTAAACCGATTAGCCGATTTTTGTTTAAATGGTCTTTCAGTACGGCGGGTACGGAGTGTTATCGATTGGAAACACATCCGCTGGTTCGAATCCAGTTAAGACCCAGTGGGGATGGCTGGCCACACATCCTCACAATCGCGGGGATTTAGCTCAATTTGGTAGAGCAGACGGCTCATAACCGTCCAGGCACAGGTTCAAATCCTGTAGTCCCCACCAGCGGCTGCTTTCAGCAAAGCCGCAGACAATCTAACAGCCTTCCGGGACGAAAACAACTGATATCTTGTGCCAACATATATCATAAATTTGTTTCTAACCAATCGGCTTTTCCCAGAAGGCTAAAAAGAAAAGCCCGTCGAGCATGCGCTCGGCGGGCTATCATCATACAGCAATGCGGATACAGAAGTATCTTTCATAAAAAATAAGGCTATTTAGTTCGTGTGGGTGTAAAATATGTCCACCATTCGTACTTTCACACGAACTATTTTCTATCCTCACTGGATTTGTGAGGATCGGGAGCTGTTCGGCGTAGTTATATTGGATTTCTATGTAGTCATTGCATATGAAAACCGCCCTGACGAGAGACGTGAGGAGTATATTTTTATACTTCTCCGTCTCTTTTGCTTTTTGACCAATTTTTTCGAAGAAATAGCAAATCTTTTCTTCCGTCAAGGATCCGCTTTCCTGGAGCAGTTTTGCTTTTGCCAGCTCATCCTTCAATGCGGCTAGAATGCGTTCATTTTCGCTTAGAGAGACGGACACGGCATCGGATATAATTCCACTCTCAATAGCCCTCACGCAGTTCTGCACCTTTTTAGAGACGTCTGATATACGGTTTTCGAGCGCCTGCACTTCCAATGACGCATTGGTGCTGCCTTGCAGCTTAACTGCCTGACGAGCGATCGCCTGCACCGCTGCCTTATTTGAGATGATTTCATTGGTTTTGCTGTATATCAAGTCTTCGAGTACATCTGCACGAATGTTTTTCGTTTCACAGTATGGGTAACGACTGCTCTTGTGGTGGTGGGAGCAGGCGTAGTAGTAATATTTATTCCCCATGCATGATTTACCTGACGTTCCGGCGACTTTCGAACCACATGCGGCGCAGAAGATTTTCCCTGACAACAAATATTTACCGTTGGTCCTATATGGATGTTTTTTCATTTTCTTTACCTTTGCCTGTGCGAGATAGAAAGTATCTTTTGAAACAATAGGGGGGATCAGATCGTCTTTTCGGATATCCTTCCACATGAATACGCCGATATATCTCTCATTATGCAGGATGTAATACACCCGGCTTCGGGAAAATTCTTTTCCCGCATTCGTGGTGTATTTTTTATTGTTCAATTCCTGCACGATACGGGGAACTGACATCCCGTCCAGAAACATCTGGAACACTGCACGGACGATGGGCGCTTTCTCTTCATCGATTATCAGACGGTTCTCCTTATCCAGCTTGTACCCCAAAGGGATATTGCCGCCCGGCCATTTTCCTTCCAGTGCGCTTTGTGTCATGCCGCGTATGACATTTTCAGAGAGTTCGGCAGAGTAGTATTCAGAGATCCCCTCAATGACGGATTCAAGAAGGATACCGGCTGGATCATCGCTGATATTTTCCATAGCAGAGAGTAATTTTACTCCCTGCTTTTTTAATTTGTGCTTGTAATTCGCGGAATCATACCGATCGCGGGAAAAGCGGTTCAGCTTGTACACAATGACGTACTGAAATGTATGCGTGGCGGCGTCGCGGATCATCATCTGAAAACCCGGACGCTTATCTGAACGTCCAGTAAGTGCCCGGTCTGTGTAAATGTTTATGATATGGAATCCATTGCGCTTGGCGTAGTCCTGACACACTCGAATCTGCCCTTCGATGGATTCTTCCCGCTGACGGTCAGATGAGTAGCGGGCATAGATAACGGCGTCTTTCATTTTCGTCTCCATAGCACACTATAAATTTATCTTGACATGCTAAGAAGTCCGCTAAGCGGACTTCTAGCTACATTTTTCTGCGAACTTCTATAACCTTTCCAACGATTCTCACGGGCAGTTGTTCTATCTCCTCGTTAGAAAAAAATTTTGGCGGAAAAACATCTTGATTAAACGCTGTTAGCATAATTCCATCTTTGCTTTTGTGAATTTGCTTACAAGTGCCTTCATCCCCATCAATCATAACGACGGCGATATCTCCGTCATCGACGTCTGGCTGAATACGGATAATAACCCAATCGCCTTCTTCGATTTTCGGCTCCATGGATTTTCCAACAACTTTAAGACCAAACACCTTACCCCATGCTTCTTTGGCTTCAATATAAAGCTCGCCTTCTATGTTTTGTTCACAAAATATGGGCATACCACATGCTACCCTCCCAACAATCGGAATTTTAATCTTCCCAGATACTCCGTCATATTCAGGGATGAAATCAAAAATACTTGAATGTAAAGCTTGTGAAAGTTTGTACGCTAACGGAAGTCGCATGGAGTTAATTTCACCATTTTCCCATCTTGAAATTGTTGCGTCCGAAACGCCAACCTTTGCCGCCACCTCCTTTGTTGTCATGTGTAAATTCAGCCGCTTTTCTTTGATAATTTGCCCGACTTTTGACATGTTTCATGCTCCTCCCTATAACATATTGGTCTTTCATTCATAGTATATTCTTTTTACTGCAAAAAAGCAATGAAACCAGTCTAAAAAGAAGAGAAAAACTGCGAAAATGCATTGACTGACACGGCACTAAATGCTATAATAATCTACGTAAACGCAGAATGGAAAGGAGGATAATCGTGGAACAGTCCAATAAAATACGTGCAGCCTTAATGGAAAAAGGCTATACGATAGCCTCATTTTCCAGAAAGATCGGTGTATCTGAATCAGCACTTAGAAGGAAAATCGAAGGGAAAACCGACTTTAGAATCGGAGATATTCGGAAGTTTGTAGATGCATTAAAACTTGAGCAGAATGATGTTTGGGAGCTTTTTTTATCCCCTAAAATCTACGTAAACGCAGAAAGTGAGGGCAAAAAAGATGGAAATGCTAATTGATTTCATTTCACGGTTCGTCGCAGAGAACAACGAAGATTTTGAAAAATGGCGTGCGGAGAAGGAGAAAAAACATGAGACTGAAAGTGTGGGTTAGAGAAACGGGCGCCTGCCTCTTCGCGGCTGCGCTTGTCGGGATGACCGCTTTCGCTGTCGCCTATGAGCCGGAGACGGTGGTGGTCGAATACCGCCATGAAGTCCAGAGCGGTGAGACGCTCTGGAAGGTCTGCGCGGATGTAGCTACAGACGCCGAGGATCTTAGTGAGCTGGTATATCGCACGCAAGTGGAAAACCACCTTAGCGATGCTCAGTTGTCGTGCCTCACTCCGGGGATGGAGATTGTCATCCATCCCAAAAGGATGGTGAAACCATGAAAAAGGTGATGATCGAAATCTGCGGGCAGACCGCGGAGATCACGCAGAAGAACTGTGCGAGAGTTGACGAAGCGATCGCTCTTCGTGCGCTCCTTTTGCGCGTGAAAGAGAGCCTCCCGAAGTCTTACCTCGAGAGGTATCTCGGGGTGAAGTTCGTGGAGAAGGAAGATGAAGGATGAGTTTCGCTGGGACGTTTCCGGCGGACTTATTTCGCCGGATGAGGAGAATGGTTTCTCCGTCCTGAAACCATTCCTCAAAACCGCGAACCGTTTTCTGGACGGAATCGTTCAGAAAATCAAGAGCGGGAAATATGAGCTGGTTTTGCGGCGCAAGAATAAGCCTAGAAGCATGTCGGCGAATGCCTACATGTGGGTTTTGTGTGATGAGATTGCGAAAGTCATGCCTCCTATCACGAAAGAGGATGTCTATCGAGAAGCCATTTCCAAAGCGGGAGTGTCGTATGAAATCAAATGTACAAGACAGGCTCTTGCACGCTCGCAAGAAATGTGGAAATCATTCGGTGTCGGGTTCTTTTCAGAAATCGTGGGAGAGCAGACAACTGGGGATGTGGTAGTCCTCACTGGCTATGTTGGCAGTTCTCACTACACGCAGACGGAGCTTAGCCGTCTCATAGAATTCCTTGTGGAAGAAGCCGAGCGACAAGGGATTAACACGATGGATAGCAAGGAACGCCGCACTCTCATCATGAAATGGAGACCTTTGAAGAAATATGAGGCTTGAATGTAAAAGTAAAACCCGACTTACCCCGCGGGGCTATCGCCTGATCTGTTCTCTGGTGGACGAGCGGGCGAGCGTGGGGACTGGGTGCCCGCACTGTGAATGGTGCGGACGGACGGATCGCCCCTTGCAGCACCACCACGTCCGTTTCCGGAGTGCCGGAGGCAGTGACACATTGGGGAATCTCATTCTTCTGTGCGATATCTGTCATAGGGATTTGGCTCATGGCGTCAAAGAGAAGGAATACGCCGAGAAGTTCATCAAGTATCGGATGCATAAAAACCCGATACTCGATTTCAATGTCAAGGTGAAGGCGGAAGCCATGCGGATTTATGAGAAATACAACAAGAGGAGAGTGTGAAATGAGGCAATTCTATTCCTCGAAGGACTGCCAGAACAGTTCTTTTTTGCCGTATCCCAGTGAGTTTATTTTTAACCCACTGCTTCGTAGGATCAGCGGACCGGCGAAAGAGCTGTATGCGCTCCTTCGGTATCGTATGAATATCTCTATGCGAAACCCATCATTCGAAGATGAAAAAGGCTTATTTGTCATCTACTCGCAGAAAGAGCTCTGTGAGCAGGTCGGCGTCACAGAGCGCACAATCCGAATGTGGTTTGCAGAAGCAAAGAAGTACCATCTCATTGAAACATCGCCACAGGGATGTGGGAAACCCCTACGAATCTACATCTCAAATATTGACTATGTAGTGTCCGTTTTGACAGGAAGTACCCCTTCCGCTCTTACAGGAAGTACCCCTTCCGCTCTTACAGGAAGTACCCCTTCCGCTCTTACAGGAAGTACCCCTTCCTGTCCTTATAGGGAAGAGAGAATACATGAAAGAGAATACAGAGAGAAAAAGGAAATAGCAAATTCTTCACCAGAGCAAAGCAATAAATTTTTGGATAAAAATTTTTCTTCCAAAACGGAGTGCGAGCAGGCAGAAGAAAAGCTGCTTGCTTTTGCGGGAATGAATGACCAGCTTCGCGAGGCAATGCGAGAATGGTTGAAGATACGACGATCGAAGCTGGTTGTTACTGATACCAATCAGGCGAAATACATCATTGAAACGCTCGAAGATTTTTCCGGAGGGGATCAGGAAGCCATGTACAATATCCTCCGCAGTGCCATTGTGGCGAAGAGTGTACGGCTCTATCCGCCAAACTTGTATAAGAAAGCGAAGAGAAATCAAGGAGGAGATCGGAGCGATGTCCTCCGAATGAGTGAGATGTTGAAAGAGGGAGGAAAAGATTGGAACTGAATAAAACGGTCGCAATGCTTCATGGGGCATACCCGTTCTTTAATGACGACAATGCCGTCACTTATTACGGGTTCTTAAAGAAATCCGGCTTGCCGGAGGAAGTTATTTCCATGGCGGTGCAGCAGCTGATTGCGACAAGTCCTAAACTGCCAGCTATTTCTGAAATCATCGCAAAAGCGAAAGCCATTATCGCTTCTGGGCAGGGAAAGCCCGCGCTTAGCGCGGGGGAGGCGTGGCAGAAATTCCGCAACGCATGCATTCACGCCGATTATTTCCGAAAAACGCGGGCGCACTTTGAGGACGCCGCGCTCGAAAGAACGGCATCTATGTTTACCGTAGAGGAAATTCGCTTCGCAAGCGATAAGGACCTCGAGTGGAAGAGGCGGTCCTTCATGGCAGAGTATGAACGCCAGAGAGGGGCGGCTGTGCAGGAGGCGGAGAATGCGGCGTTGATTTCTAGGAACCCGCAACTGCAAGCGCTTCTGTCGGGGTGTTTGAAATTGGGAGGCGGGAGATGAATCTGGTAGTCGTGGAAGGGAAAGTCGTCGGAATGCCGAGAATATTTTCGGTATCAGACGGAGCGGAGCAGGTGGCTTTGTTCCGTCTGGACGCCGACGGCGAAGACATCCCCATCAGCGTCCCGCTGAATGCGACGAACACGAAGGCGGATGTGCTTGAACCTGACGCGCATGCCTTGATAAGAGGCGCGCTCCGGTATGGGCGTTTCATAGATGCGAGGGGGCAGTGGGAAGTCACTCGGGGCATCGTCGCGAGCAACTTCGACTTGATGGATGCTCGCTTTGAAGAAAATAAAGAGAAAGCCAAAAAAATTTTAGAAGGAGAGAAAAATGAATAATTTCTGCTTTTTTACCGGGAATTTACCGAGAGATCCCGAGGTCAAAATGACCTCAAACGGAAGGTGCATGGCACGGTTTACCATCGCCGCCAATGAAATTATTTATGACCAGAACGGCGGGAGCAGGCAGATTACAAACTGGGTGCCGATCACTGCTTGGGGAAGGGTAGCAGAGGAAGCTGCCAACTTCCACAAGGGGGACATGTTAAGCGTGTGGGGGAAGTTTTCCTCCTCTTCATTTCAGAATCAGACAGGAGAGAAGCGGACCTTTTACACGATCACCGCCGACGGTGTGCATCTTATCTTCAAAAAACACGAAGATAATGCACCAAAAGGCGATTTCAACCAGTTTGGCAATGAAGTGCCGCCAGCGGAAATCCCGCCTGCGGATATGCCGTATTGAGGAGGAAATCATGACAGAGTATACAGCTTTGGTAACAGTCAGAAGAACGGCTGATACTGTTCATACAAAAATCGAGCTCAATCAGCATGCGCAGCTTGAAGTCGATATGCTCATCGCATTCGAGTTTCTTAGAGCCGTACTTGACAGAGCAGAGGGGGCCGGAGCGCTGGTAAAGCCGTTCAAAGAAACCGTCAAAAGCATGCTGGATGAATTTGTGAATGCGGATACAGAAGAACGAGATGCGAAAATGAATAGATTCGTCGAAATTCACGACATTTTGGGTGAGGAGGAACAGGGATGAGACGTTTTGAAAGGATCGATGCGCCGCGTGCCAGAGACGCGGTTTTACCGAAACGCGCCACAGCGCATTCTGCGGGATACGACTTTGTGGCCCCGTACGATATCATCGTCCATGCGGGCGGGAGTTTCGTTGCGACGCTGAAAACGGGCATTAAAGCCCGCATGGAGCCTGACGAATTTCTGATGATATGCATCAGAAGTTCGCTGGGGATCAAGTGGGGACTGGCACTGGCGAATGGCACTGGCATCATTGATGCGGATTACTACGGCAATCCTAACAATGATGGAGAGATCTGCATCGCCCTTGTCAATCGGGATCCCTATCGCGATGTGAAAATTCACAAAGGGGATCGGATCGCGCAGGGGATCTTCATGAAGTATCTGCTCGCGGATGACGATAAAACGGACGCTGAAAGAAACGGCGGTGTGGGGAGTACAGGGAAATGAGGATCGGGGTGGTAGATGCAGACCTCATTGGACGTAAACGACACCGGTTCCCAAATCTGTGCTGCATGAAAATAAGCGGCTATCACAAGTCTCTAGGAGATGAGGTACAGCTCGTGCTCGACTGCTCTGATCTATCCCGCTTCGATAAGGTGTATGTGGCGAAGGTATTCACGGATACGCCTGACCCCATCGAGGGGGGCTATTCACGGATACCAAAATCGTGAAGGGCGGGACTGGGTATTTCTTTGATAAGGCACCTGCCCTGCCCGATGAGATAGAGCACCATATGCCTGACTACCATCTGTATGACGAATGGGCAAACGGAAAGAGCGGCACTGCATTCTACCACGACTATTCTATTGGATATTTGACGCGGGGGTGTTTCAGGAAATGCCCCTTCTGCGTCAATCAGAAATATAGCAGAGCGTTCCTGGCAAGTCCGCTGAACGAATTTCTGGATACTGACAGGAAAAAGATCTGCTTATTGGATGACAATTTCCTGTCTCATCCTGATTGGAAACGCCTGCTGCATCTTTTGATGGCAACGAAGAAACCGTTTCGATTCAAGCAGGGCATGGATGAACGGATACTCGATGAAGAAAGATGCGAAGAACTGTTTTCTTGCAAGTACGATGGGGATTACACATTCGCATTCGACGACGTTAGAGATTACCAGCTAATTGAGCGAAAATTGAAGCTCATTCGTCGGTTCACCGGATCGAATCACATTCGATTTTACGTCTTATGTGGGTTCAAAGGAACGGATGCGCAGGATATTCATGATACGTTCAAGAGGATCGCACTACTTTTTCAATACGGGGCGATCCCCTATATTATGCGTTATCAGTCACCTGTTGGCGCGCCGTATCGTGGAAGTCAGTGGGAAGGGATGTATAACGCTCTTGCCAGATGGTGCAATCAGGTAAGTTTCGTGAAGAAGAAATCGTTTTATGAATTCTGCTGCTTCGATAATGAGGTGGCACACAAGAACGGCGCGGCTGGCGAATGCAAATCTCTTCGCACGGCGAAGGAGTTTCTGAATGAATATCCGGAAATCGCGAATTATTATTTCAATATAAAGTGGAAATCTTGGAGCTGACATGAATTTAAAAGAAGAAAACGTAAAGCCGGGCTGCCGGTTTATCAAAAAAATCGACAATACCATGGTAACGGTTGACAACGTGGCTGATTTTGAAAAGAAGTACACGAAAAAGCCCGTGAGGATTGTGTTGTTTCATCAGACGGGGAAGTGGGGAGAAAGCCGGTGCATGGCCATTCCTATGAAAGAATTTTTGGGGCAGTTCCAGACGGAGGTAGTAAATGATGCCGGATTATTGGATTGATGTTCTGTACGGTCTAGGCTGGGTAGTCAAATGTTTCGCAGTAGTTACCTTCTTTGTGGCGCTCTTCCTCGCGTTAAATGAAAGCAGCAAGAGCAGGCCGAACAAGGCAGATCTGGTATTTTTCGCTTTTGTTGCATTCTTTAGCATGACCACATTAGTGGTCATACCAGGTCGTGAAATTATTCGCTGCTTTGTTACGGGGTGATGGCATGGAAGAGAAAAAATGCGCAAACTGCGGGAAGTTCACCGATCCGGAAGATAGGGCAACTTTAAAAAACTTGGAGAAAAGGAGAATAGTATAAGAAAAGATGAAAACATGGGAAGCACTGAAAGCGGCAGACGAAGGGAAAAAGATCCGGCAGAGTTTTTGGGGTGAGGGCATGTACAGCTTCAAGAAGGATTCCCGCTTTGGCGTTTGCAAGTCGATGCTTACAACGCACTACCCTGGTGAAGATTACGACGAAGATTTTGGGGATTTAAACTGGGACGAGATTTTTGCGGACGACTGGGAGATTTACGAGGAGGAAGAGGTCAACCAAAAATGAATTTGTGCGATGTTTATATAGAAAAGATTATTGAAGTCAGAACATACGATAACTTTGTAATCGCAATCCTTGATACTGATTGCTGGGGATGCAAACGGAAAGGCGAAAAGGTAGTTTTCTCAAAAGAGGAATGGGAGAAAGCGAAAAAAGACGGCAAGTATCTTGCTTAGAAAGAGGAGAACAAAAGTGATAACGCTTGGAAGTTTATTTGACGGTATCGGCGGGTGGCAGCTTGCAGCTGTGAGAAACGGCGTAAAACCGCTTTGGAGCAGTGAGATCGATCCATTTCCTGCAAGCGTTACGAAAGAGCACTTCCCTGACACCATCCAGTTAGGTGATGTAACGAAAATCGACGGAGCAGAGATCCCGCCAGTCGACATTATTTGTGCGGGAAGTCCGTGCCAGGATCTATCTATCGCAGGAAAGAGAGCAGGGCTAGAAGGAAAGAGGTCGAACCTTTTTTATCATGCAATGCGGATTGTAAGAGAAATGAGGGGGAAAACGAATGGAGTATACCCAAAGTTCTTTGTTTGGGAAAACGTCTTGGGAGCGTTTACAAGCAACGCTCGGCGTGACTTTAAGGCTGTGCTCGAGGAAATCGGGCAGACCGACATTCCAATGCCTGCTTCTGGACGATGGGCCAGAGCCGGAATGGTTAGAAGTAAAGAGTGTGGAATCGCATGGCGAGTGCTTGACGCTCAATTTTGGGGCGTCCCCCAACATCGAGAGAGAATCTTCCTTGTCGCAGGTTTTGGAAAGTGGGGGGGGTACGTCCAGGTACTCTTTAACCCCGAAAGCGTGCGAGGGAATACTTAGACGAGTTAAGGCAAAAGGGAAAAAACTTCCCGAACTGCTGGAAGTCGTTCTGAGAAAGCAGGCGCATGATGGAAACTGAACTTTTCCCTACGAAAAGCTATACGGAGATTAAGCAAGGACTTCCCGCAAGCACGCTGAAAGCGGCTGGGGGAATTACGGAGGAGGAAGTGAGAACTACATTGTGGAAACAAAGATTTATGAGAATCATCGCAGAGACGCGAGATATGGGGAAACGGAAATTGTACCAACATTGACGGCGCAAATGGGAACCGGCGGAGGGAACGTGCCGCTGAAAATCGAAAAAGGCGTGTGTTTGTGCCAGGGAACCGGAATGTCAAGAAATGGTCCGATCTGCAAAGAGAAAACGGCTTTTACACTAACAAGCGTCGATAGGTACTGCACGCTTGGCGATGTTTACATAACAAGTCACAGCAGCGACCACGCAACAAAAGTTAATTCAACTGCGTTTACGCTATCTTCGTGCGATTACAAAATGCCTCAATCAGTATTAACCCGCGAGGCGTTCGTTCGACGGCTTACGCCGCTCGAGTGCGAGAGGTTGCAGGGGCTTCCTGATAACTGGACGGCATATGGAAGTGACGCAAAGAGATACAAAGCTATTGGGAATGGCATGGCACAACCTTGTGCAGATTTCGTAATAGAGAAATTAGCGGAAGTATTGAGAAAGGAGCAATAGCATGATGTATTTTAGCCAGCTTGTAAGTACCATGAGAAACCCATTCATACAAGTTGTGACGACGGAAGAAAGCACATACGCAGGGAAACTGTTCGATCTTCCGTTTTCCTTATTTCGGGGGTGGCATGATTACAAAGTGCTTGAAATTACACCAATGTATGCCACGGATGAAGAGAAACCATTTTTGCGGATTGAGATCGAGTATGCAGAAAGAGGAAAGAAATGAAACTTAAAGAGTTACTTGAAGTGATCCCAGATGACTGTGAAATTGGGCTTATACCATGGGATAATGGTTTTTCTGTGTCTTATGGAAATAAAGATGAAGCTATTGAGAAGTTATCTTATAGATACAAGCTCATTAAAGAGCAAGTCAAGAACATGGATGTAATACATGTTTATTCGGGTGTCAATGTAGAGGCTAACAATGTAGAGCGTCTATCAAGAGTTACCTATCCACTTGATGTAATACCCGAACTCATCATTGAAATTGAGTGAGGCGGAACTGAAACGCCTGAATAACGGCGTGATTCGCAACAACAAAGAAGAGTTTCAAGGTATCTTGTACGAGTTTAAGCAGATGGATCATTCAGACAACACGCTTGAACAATGGGAAGAACGCTTCAAGAAGGAAATTGAGTTTGAGAAGCGGGAAACGAGTTTGTTTCAGGAGGGATAGAGCGGATGAAAACAGAAATTGTAGAAAATCACGAATGGTATGAGACGCTCGACATTCTCATGGAAGAGTGCGCGGAAATGATTCACGCATGCAACAAGTTCAAACGTGCGTGCGGAATTGGATATCCGACTAAAACAACATGCGACGAAGCGAGCAAAGAGTTTGATCAGGCGGTTGCGGATTGCCTCAATGCTTTATATTCCGCAATGTACGATATGAACGTAGATGGCGATAAGATTGAAAGGCTGATAGAAGCAGCGGATGAAAGGATGGCAGCACATGAGAAAAATCATTAAACGGTATACGGTATCTATATGCAAAGAAAATGGATATATTCAGATTATCACAAAAAATGATGATGGAAATATCTATCCGTGCGAGCTCGAATTTTTAGCTAAGGCAATGATTATGGACAGCAAGCGGCATTGCCCTGCGTCGGAGGAACGTATCGCTGAATTCGCAAAGATGAGCGATGAAGAGCAGGGAGATAGACTGAAATGTGCATTTGAGAGGGGGGCTATCCATGTGTGATGAAGAATTTCATGAGGGGGATCGCGTTATGTTTGAGTGCCGCGATGGGCAAGTGATAAGGGGACGAATTTATGCGGTGAATGACGACGGCACTTATAACGTCAGAGATGAGGATACGATGGAGCCTCATCCACGAATTTTTGAAAATGAGTTGTCCCGCATGGATGACAAGGAGAAACCTGCGGTGACATTCACGAAGTTTAACGACGAGGCGATCAACCCGTCGTATTACAAGGACGGGAAGTATGAGTGCTTTGATGTGGCGATGGCAAGGATCCGGGAAATGGGACTTCCAGGCATGGAGGCAGCCATGTTCTTTAATGTTTTTAAGTATTTGTGGCGGTACAAGGTAAAGCATGCGGATAACCCGCGCGAAGATCTGGAAAAGGCGGCGTGGTATCTTAGACAGCTCATTGCTTGCGTCACAGATAAAGTATAGCGAGGTGGATCATGACAGCGGACGAGTATTTTGACAAGATAAAAGCGGTTCAGAAGAGGCGTGCTTCGCTGGAAAGAGCCATTAAAGAAGAAAAGAACCGCATATATGATATCTCTGGCATTGATCCGTCAAAGGAGAATGTGTCCGGCGGGCGCATGTCTGATACTAGCGACAAACTGATTCGTCAGAGTGAGAACTTGGATGTTCTTTACAAGAAGCTAAGTCGCGTGCAGTCTATTATAAGGAACTTCGAGGAGCGAATTGATGGATTGCTGGATGATAATGGGCATAAAGATTTTAATACAGCGAGCATTTTGGAGGATTTTTTTATAAATAATCTTACGGCGGAGCAGTATGCAGCCAAAGCTAACAATATTCGCCGAGAATCCGCTTACAGGATACGCAGAAAGGCCATTAACCGTTTCGGAGAGTTTTACAGAAAAGAATTAGACAGTATGGAGGAGGAGATTTGCTAATGAAAACAGCAGGAACGAAAGAAAACACATACCCAGGCATCGGATGGGAAGAGGTTTACAGAACAAATGGGATTTTTTATTCCCATTTCGTCAACCGGCTTTTACGTAATAAGCGCAGCGGCACTTACAAAATCATTTCGTCGAAAGCGGCGACTGGCGATGTTCTAGATGTTCAGACAAGCGGAGAGGGTGGGCTCCCTTTGAAATTTAAAGAGGGGAAAGAAAGCTGCGATGATCGCGCATATGATCCGAACAAGTATTACGGATCACCCATCATGACGGTCCGGCAGATCGCTGCTCTTGAAAGGCGTGAATTGGCGCTGGAAGCGGCAGAGGCAGATTTCGAAAGGCGAGCGGAGGAGCGCGCTTTTGAAATTTTACGGAAAATGCTGATTTAGGTTACAAAATGTTACAAGCAGACGTGGTATTATGTATTATGGAAAATGAAAATGCGTGAGAGCAAAGGCTCTTGCGCATTTTTTATTGGGAGGATGTCATGGCGAAACGATTACCAGAAATCCGACTAAATGAAGATAAACACATCATTTGTTCAACGAGTGTGGCGGCGGCGCAGTTCGGCATTAGTCGGGTGGGGATGGATAAGTCCATCAAGGAGCTTGGCGTTGCGAAAGAGAATGCGCGTGTAGATCTTGCGGAAATCATTGATAAGCGGTTCAACAAAGCGAATGCGGCCGCCGAAGCGGTGAGTGACAGCGCTAGAAAGCTGAAAGCAGAAGCTGACTACAAAGCACAGAAGGCGAAGCAGGAAGAAATGGTGACGCTTCAAATGATGGGGGAGCTTATTCCGCAAGAAGAAGTCAAAGATGCGCTTGAAAATGAATTCTTAGATATCAGGCAAAAGCTCTTACTATTGCCAGAAACCATAAAATCAAAAGTTTATTCCATTGATGCGGCTTTAGCAGTGACGTGCGGGGAGGTAGCGAATGAAGTTGTCCAAGAACTTCTCAGAAAACTTGCAGGAATCAATGGAAAATCCGAAGATGCAGGCAAAGTGGGAAAGAAACCTAAAAGAAATTATAAAAAAGGCGCGAAAAGCATTTCTGCCGCCGCCTCCGGAAACGGTGAGTGAGTGGGCAGACCATAATCGCATTCTCTCCCGTGAAGAATCACCATCTGCCGGCCTTTGGAATACGGATAATACGCCGTACTTGCGGGCAATCATGGACGCATTCACCGATAAAACATCACAAGTCATTACCTTCTTGAAGCCTTCGCAGGTCGGCGCTACAGAGGCTGGTATCAATATCTGCGCTTTCACAATAGATCGGTCCCCATGCCGTCTGCTTTATGTCATGCCGGATGAAGAACTGGCGAAGGACTTTTCTGTGGATCGTTTGCAGAAGGCGCTGAAAAATACGCCGTCCGTTGCAAAAAAAATAGAATCCGCAGACAGAAGCAAGGCGCTTATGGTGAGATATAACGGCGGATTTATCCATTTGTCCGGGGCGAATTCACCGGCAAAGCTGGCGTCGTGGCCTATCCCGCGCGTCATTATGGATGAGGTCGATAAATATCCGATCTGGACTGGTCGAGAAGCTAATCCAATTTCTCTTGTCAAAGAACGTACTAAAAACTGGCCGTGGCGCAAGATACTTGTCATGAGCACGCCGACTACGGAGTACGGTTATGTGTATAAGTCTTACATGGAAAGCGAAGCGCACTATGAGTTCATGGTGCCGTGCCCAGAATGCGGGCATTATCAAGTCTTTGATTTTCACCATCTAAAGTTTCCTGACGTGCTTGATGAAGCACGTCTCTCTAAAGAGACGTACTACGAGTGTGAAAAATGCAAGTACCATATCCATGACAGGGAGAAGATGGGGATGCTCCGAAAAGGTAAGTGGGTGGACAAGGAAAGAATTGGATACGCGGCGAAAACAGTGGGATTCAAGCTGAATACACTGTATTCGCCGTGGGTATATTTCTATGAAGTGGCGAATGAGTTTCTGAAATCAAAAGATGATCCCACGAAACTTATGAACTTTGTAAACTCATGGCTTGGCGAGCCGTGGAAGTCTAAGGCGTCTCAAATCAAATCGAAGTCGGTGCTCGAAAGGCGGACGGAACTTCGCTCCGGAGTGGTTCCCAAAGGGACTGTGCTTCTCACCGGCGGTGTGGACTGCCAGAAGGGGTATTTCTACTGGGTGATCCGGGCGTGGCTGCCGGATATGCGTTCGCAGAAAATTGCGAACGGTTCGGCAATGACATTCGATGACGTAGCAAACATCATGGATCAGATGTGGCCCATTGAGGATTCAGACCGGCGCATGCAGGTCGCTCTGTATGCGGTCGATGCAGGGTATAACACAGAAGAAGTTTATGACTTTTGTTATTTACACTATCCGGCGTCTATTCCAGTTATGGGCATGTCAAGTCCAATGGCTACATATTTTCGCCGAAAGCAGCTGAACCCGAAGGATCACAATATGAATTGGGTACAGGCGCAGCAGCTTTACGAAGCGGATACGAACAAATACAAGGATCTGATCGCTTACCGTATCGGTCGAGAGAAAGACGGGTATGGCGCATGGCTTGTTGATGCAGATACCGATGAGGTATATGCAGAGATGATTACCGCCGAGCAGAAAATCATGGTCAACGGGCGTGAGGTCTGGAAACCGATTGCACAGCATCGAGATAACCACTATCTGGATTGTGAAGTCTATGCATATGTGGCGGCGGATGTCATGAATGTGCGGAGCTTGCAGGTGGCGGCTAAAGATCCCTTGCCCGTGCAGAAAGATGAGAAAAAAGAGAGTGGTTTAACGTATAGCCCATTTGGAGGTCGGCAATGAATAGAGAAGAGTTACAGAAAGAAAAAGAAGCACTGGAAACGGCGCGCATGAATATTCTGGAAGGTGGGCAGGAGTTCCAGACCAGAGATGGCCGCGTGAAGATGGCGAGCCTTGAAACCATCATGCAGCGCTTGGCGGAAGTCAATTCGGCGCTGAATCAGATCGATTCAGTGAATGGCATGACAGACACCGTGAGATTGAAATTCGGAGGCATGGGATAATGGGATTTCTAAAGCTGGCGGGGGATCTGTGCAGCGACATCCAGTCTATTTGGAGCCCTGAAAAGGCGATGAAGTCCAAAATGGTACGAGAGCGATACTTCGGGTATTCAGCGGCACAGGAAACGCGGAAAGACGAGCGGCTGCCATTCGATGGGACGGCAGAACAATTTAATACATATTCGCGCGATAAACTTCGAGCGCGGGCAAGGGATTTGGAAAGAAATAATCCCATCACCGGTTCCGTATTGGAAGCATTTCTAAATAATGCTATCGGGACCGGTTTTAATATGCAGGCGCAGACAAACAATGATGTGTTTAATCAGCGCATCGAGGCACTTTGGAAAGAGTGGGAGCACCACGAGAATTGCGACATTACGCAGCAGCAGTGTCTGGATGACATCATCAAGCTTATTGTTGTCAGGAAATTCGTGGATGGCGGAATTATGGCGACATTCCCGCTGGACGGGAAGAGGAAAATACCTCTCACTATTCAGCTTCACGAAGTCGATGATCTGGATACGATGACAGATCCCAAAGACCAGAATGGGCACATCATCGTGAATGGCGTCGAGCTTGATACGACGGGCAAACCGCTTGGCTATTGGCTAAAGCAGACGGAGCCGGACGGTTTCACGGAAATGGAGCCGCGACGATATGACGCAAAAGATGTGATTTTTTTATGGAAAAAGTCACGTGTCAGTCAGTTTCGGGAAATCACAGAAATGGCTAGAACCATCGGCGTCACAAAGGATCTTGGCGATTACAACGTGGCCGTCATGTTTCAGCAGAAAATTGCGGCGTGCTTTTCTGCCTTTGTCGAGACAGACAACACGCTTGGTGCACCGGGACGCATTGCCAATCAGGCAGATGGCAGCCGTGTAGAAAATATCGAAGGCGGATCCATTAAATACCTGAAGGCGGGCGAGCACATCAAAGGGCTCACGCCGAATGCACAGGTGACGGATGCAAGCAATTTCTTACCATTGCAGCAGCGAATTATAGCCGCCGACAAAGGGCTTTCGCTGGAAAGCACCAGTCGAAACGTGGAGCGCGTAAACTATGCATCTGCCCGGCAGAACCTTTTGGGCGATCAGCTGACCTACGGCTCTATCCGCGAGGAACTGGTCGAATATTTCCTACGGCCGCTTTATAAGCGCTTCGTGAACATCTGCTATTTGACCGGCCTTCTGGACGGGACCGGGTTCAAGTATGGCGATGAAGAGTATTACAAGGCTACGTGGCTTGCCGCTTCGCTCGGATGGATTGATCCGCTCAAAGAGGCGCAGGCGAATGCCATTAACCTTGCGAATGGCGGCAAATCATTCCAGGAGTATTGCGCGGAACAGGGTGCGGACTGGCGCGATCGCATTGACCAGATGAAGGAAGTTCAGGACTATGCAGAATCTAAAGGTGTCGCGCTGGCATTCGGCGTGCAAGACAGCGAGATAAAGAATGAGCCGGAAGACGATGATACAGGAGGTAAAGATGGGGAAAACGACGACAATTAAACAGTTTGGATTAAGAGAAATCGCAGTGGACGGCGTGGATGAAGAGAGCCGGAAACTGCGATTTTCTTTTATGACAGAAGCGCCTTGTGATAACTGGTTCGTGCCGGAAGTCTGCTTGTGCGCAAAGGGAAACGTAGATCTGACGCGCTTTGAAAATGGCGTCATGCCGATGCTTTTCAATCACAATCGAGACATCGTGATCGGCAAAATCGAGAACGTGTCTTTTGAAGATGGGAAAGTCACGGCAGAAGCGACGATCGATAAAGACGAAGAATCCGAAAAGTATTTTCAGAAAATTCTTTCCGGATCGCTGAAAGGAATTTCCGTCGGATATCGCCGCCTTAATACGGTTCGCGTGCTGAAAGGCACCAGTTATAAGGGACTTGCATTTGACTGCGACATGGACGTAACAGACAGATGGGAGCCTTATGAAATTTCTTTGGTAAGTTGTCCGGCAGATCCCGATTGTGCAGTCGGGAGGGGACTTACAAATACAGACATGACCATTTCTATTGTTCAGAACGAGGAGGAGCCAAAGATGGGCGAAAACCAGAAGCCGGAAGCACCGGCAATCAACGAGACAGCGGTTCGTGAAGCGGCAGAAAAAGCAGCAAAAGCAGAACGAGCTCGTGTCACGGAAGTCACGAAAGTTTGCAGAGGTATGGGCGTCGATGATGAAACCATGAGAGGTTACATCGAAAGCGGCACATCCATTGAAGATGTCCGAAAAGAGATCCTCGAAAAGGCAATGAGCGCCCCGAAAAATCAGCCGTCCGGAATCAATGTTGTTACGGATGAAAAAGAAAAATTCGCGAAGCGTGCAGTAGACGGGATGGCTATCCGCTTTGGTGTCATCGGCGAAGAAAAAGCGGTATCTAATGAATATGCGAATGCATCCCTGCGCTCCATTGCAGAAGATGCACTCACGCTCTTCGGCGGTATGAGCGAGAGAAAAGCACATCTCATGAACTCCAATGACCTGTTCAATGCCATGTTTAAGGAAAGAGCGATGGGTACAGACCAGTTCGTTTCTATCGTTGATAATTTCGGGAACAAAGTGATGCTGAAATCCTATAAAGAGCAGCCAGCTATTTTCTTGAATTTCGTTTCTAAAGGATCGAACCCAGATTTCAAGAAGACCAATAAATACTGGCTTGGGGTGGACGGTATGCCGGAACTGATGGCACCTGAAAGCGATGAATTTAAGTATGGAGAAATGAAAGACGGTAAAATCTCCACGGCAATTCAGACCTATGGCAAAGCAATTTCCTTTACCCGCGAAATCTTCATCAACGATGACATGGGCGTAGTCACGAAAGCTATTCAGAAGCAGTCCGGCGGGTTCAGACGCCTGCAGGAAAAGATGTTCTTCGACATGCTGACTAAATCCGTTCCGTTCAACGCGAAGAATAAAAATGTTGTAGAGACGAACAAAGACATTTCCGCAAAAGCTTATTCTGAAATGCGCAAGCTGATGCATCGTCAGAAAGACCGCGAAGATAAAACCTATATCGGTACGTTCCCGGCTTTCCTGCTGGCATCAGACGAGCATGAATTCGAACATCTTCAGATTCTGCATTCTGCATCCGATCCGGCGCAGAATAATGCAGGCGTGAATAACCCCATGCAGAACAAGATGGTACTTTTCACTTCTCCGTGGCTTGAAGGCGATGCTTACTATGCGATCGCGAAGCCTTCTGAAATGGAAGGCATCGAATTTACCACTTTGAACGGCGTAGATCGCCCGTATTCCCGAACCGTGCAGAGCGAAAAACATCTCGGCATTGATTATCAGTACTGGATGGACTTTGGGTTCAATCTGATTGATTATCGTGCATTCGTCAAGAACGAAGGGGTATAAGGAGGATAAAAGATGGCTACTACTATTGGAACATTCAGACAGCCAGGATCAATTATCACCGTGAAGGTGACCGCAGACGTCGCCTATCATGAATTGCTGAAAGTAGGCAGCATTTATGCGGTCGCCAAAGCAGCGACAGCGAAAAACGGTTATGTGGCGTGTGACGCAGAAGGCGTATTCCAGTTCCCTAAGAAAGCGGCGGAAGCTATCACGCAGGGTACGAAAGTATATCTTGACGAATCCGGCGCTATTACTGCGACGGCAGGCACCGATCCGGCGGTCGGCGTCGCATGGAGCGGAGAAACAGCGGATTCGACTTCGATTGATGTAAAAATCAACGTCTAGGAGGAAGTCAGATGGGGATGATGGACGCGCAGCGGAGGATATGTCAAAAGGCATTCTTCTCTGATAAAAGACTGGGGGAACACATTTCTTACAACGGGAAAGATATCGTGGCGCTTGTATATGTCGGTGTGTCCAATTCTCGTTCTGACTGGAATGAAGCGAAAACCGTTATAGAAAACGCGGCTCTTGTTGATGCGGCGTATTTCTGCGTGTGCGACGAAGGAGAGAATGGAGTTCTATCGCCGGTGGAAGGCGATGCAATCGTCTACAACGGTGATAGGTATTCAGTGTCTAATATCGTCGAGCACGACGTGGCAGGAAGTCATTTTGTGTTGCTTGCGACAAAAGCAGAAAGGGCACTCGGACGATGAATCTGATTGAAATATCGGTATCTGACGAATTAACGCCTGCTTTCAAACGGATGCTTGCTAACAATAAGAATTACTTAAAAAGCGTGTCAAAGTCGCTCGGGTACTACATTCAAAAGGAAATCAAAGAAGGCGTCCGAAAAGGCGTCTTGTACCATACCGATGACGGTTGGAATCAGATCTGGTTTACGGAAGGAAACATCCAGCCACGTAGAGAATTGCAGGGGCACGCCTCGCGGTATCTCTATGGGCAGATGATCCGCGCCGTCGGGTATCAGTACATGCCAGACAGTATTTCAACAGTGATCGGGTGGACTTCCAAATCGTCTGCGGAATACGGGCGAAGAAATGAGCTTGGCGGGCGGCAGCCGGTGACAGAAAGCATTCGTCGTATTTTCTATAATGCGTATGATGCAGAGCTCGAAAGGTACGGTTCTATCGTCGAGAGCCGCGACTATGATAAGTATATTTACCCTCTTAGTAAGAAGAAAAAAGAACTTATCACACCTGCAAGACCGATCTTTGAGCCGATGATGACGCGAATTCATGATAATTTTGCGCCGTACATTGAGCGGAAAGTACAGTCTTACATGGAAGGAAATGTGAAATTCGGCAAGAAGAATAAGCGCGTTTACAAGGTGTACGGAGGCTAGGCTAATGGGATTGCAAAATCTGGATATCACAAGCACGATGCTTCATATCGGAGCACAGCTTAAAACAGACAAAAGAATCATCGCCTTTTGCAAAGAGCGGTTCCCTGAAAAAGAGCTCCATGTACTTGTGGGCGATATTACAAGAAAATACATCCCTACCTACGATGAAACACCGTACATCATTGTGACGGACTTTTCGAAGCAGGAAGGGCAGAATATTGAATTTTGCCCTTACGAATTCACATTATGGGTAGGCGTCGGGAAAGAGGAGCCGGAATTCATTGAGGCGGATGGTGTAAAAATCATGGACGCCTTTAAGGATTGCGCCGACTTCATGACCATCATTGAGGATGTTTTCAATGACGCTGAAATCAATAATCGCCCCTGTGCGAAGGTAAATACGAACGGTCCTTTCCCCATCGATCCGGCAGGTCGCCATTGGGCGGGGAAAATCAAGGTAAACAAGCGTATTTATCAGACGCTTGGTGGGAATTATACAGAAGAGTTATAGGAGGTAGAAAATGGCAGGTCAGGCTATGGGCGTTTATTCCAAGACCAGACTGTATCCGGAAGAGGCATTGAGCAAGCTGCCGGAAACGGTCAAGGGTTTTGAGATCCCATTCAATTCTAATTCACTTTCCAGTTCGCAGAATTCCAGTTCACCGGGTACTATCACAGGACGCCGTGATGCAGCGGAACCGATGCTCGGCAATATCGACTGCACGGGCGATATAGTCACGCCGGTGGATACCGATGCATTCGGATATCTTCTGGCGGCGGCATTCGGCAGACCGACTACAACGTCGGGGAAGAGCGGCACCAATCTCTATACCCATGTCTTCAAGCCGGGAAAGACGCAGCCGTCCTTCGCTGTAGAGAAGGTATTCTCTAATGGTGTGTATTCACTCATTAACGGTGTCAAGGTCAATCAGATTGAAATGACGTTCGGCGGCGACGGTGAATTGACTGCTACCGTTGGCTTTATCGGATGTAAAGAAACAATCAATGATGCAGCAGCGGCAACGGACGAAAATATCACTAAAGTCGGGTTTAACCGTCTCAACAATTTTCAGGCATCTCTGAAAATCGACGGGACGGATGTAGCGATTGCAACGGAGCTTTCTCTCACTATTCCGTTCGGGCTTGATGATAGCGGCTATGCGATTGGCAGCGGCGGGTTCCGAACACGAATCAATGAAGGCATCATTTCCCCAACTGGTAAGCTGACTGCTTTCTTCGACGACAAAACTTTCATCGACAAAGCGATGACTTCCAAAATAACACAGCTCCAGGTTACACTGACAAAGGGGGATAAGTCTCTTGTCGTCGATATCCCGGAAGTCATGTTCGCGAGAAAGTCGCCGGGCATTGACGGTACGAAAGGCATCACACAGGAACTGGATTATTCTGCGTTCTATAAAGAAAATTCTTTAAATTCCTGCATTCAGTTTACCTTGGTAAACGGGGTAGCTACATACGAATTTTAATGAGTACCCCGTCGGATTTTCCGGCGGGGCATTTTTTTATATGTGAGGAAATAAAAATGGATAACGAAAAAAACATGAAACCAGCAGAAAAGAACGAAGAAAAACTTATTGCAAGAGCTATGACATTTTCTGAATTTGAGCATTTTCTTGAATATTCCGATGAGCTTGAAACTTCGAATACACCGGCAAAGCTGATCGGCGTTCGTATGGCGCGGTGGGTGGCTAAGAACATCTACAACATCGATCCGGATTCTGCGAAGTATACGCCGGGAACAATTATGGATCTGCTCGTGAAGACGCAGGCGCTTTCTGAAAAGAGCGAGCTGGAAGACTTAAAAAACTAGAAAGCGTCTGGGACTGGCGAATCAGAGGCGGCGCTAAATACTGTGATACGTGCAGAAAGGCCGCTAAACAGACCGGGCGCAAATTAGATTGCGAGAATTGCCCTGATAGGGCTCCCGAAATCAGGCCGGGCAATTTCAGGGCGATGAGGCTATATGCGCTGGCTTCAAACTGTGTGCACTATGTAGGGACGATGAGCCGTCCTTTTATCAGCGGGCTTAATTGGGTAGATTTGGAAACAGTCGCCCGCTTATCCCGCATACACATAGGGCCAGCAATGATGAAGCGCATGAGGAAAATCGAAAGTTTAGTCATCAAGGAGAGTGTGGAAGATGGGCGTCATTGAGACAAGAGCGAAAGTCAGTATTATCGACGGAGCAAGCAGCAGCTTAAACAATATGGCAAGTGCCAATGAACGCCTAACATCCTCTCTTGGCAAAAGTGCGAGTGCGGCGAAGAATTTCTCCGTCAATCTGCGGGCAATGACCAATGGGAAGCCCGGCGGAGCAAAGCAGTTTAGCGACATGGCTCTTGGGCTTGATAAAGCAGCACAGAGCGCCAGCAATACCAGCAAAATGCTGAACCGTCTTGTATACTCTATGGCGCGTTATACCGTCATCTACGAGGGTATCCAGAAGCTTGGAGATCTGTGGAGTACAGTCATCGGCGGTGCGTATGACTACGGAAACATGATGGAAACGAACCGTATCGGCATGGCTGGCATCCTGGCATCCATGATGCAGATAAACGGGCAGCAGCTTTCCTGGAACCAGTCGCTTACGATTTCTTCTAAAATCATGAAAGATTTGCAGAATGAATCTCTTAAAACGTCCGCGACGGCAAGCGAATTGATTGATACCTTCCGTGCCCTTTTAGGGCCGGGGCTTGGCGCGGGCATGTCGATTGAACAGATCGAGAAGTTTACGACGGTCGGCGTCAATGCGGTTAAGTCACTCGGATTGGATGGCGTACAGCTTGTACAGGAGCTTCGAGACCTTGTACAGGGAGGGATTCGCCCCGCGTCCTCTACGCTTGCTACCGCACTTGGCATTTCCGATGCGGATATCAAGAAGGCGAAAGAATCGTCCGAAGGTTTATATAAATTCTTGATGGATCGCATGAAAGGGTTTGAGTATTCAGCTCTTGAAACGAACAATACCGTCAAGGGACGTATCGATCAGATCAAAGAAGGATTACAGCGCGGGATCGCAGAAGGTACAGAGCCACTTCGCGGTATGTATTCGGAAGCACTGAAAGAGTTTGGCGAATCAATCATTCAGGTTGACAAGTCAACAAAAGAATGGAAAATCAATCCTGAATTTATCAGCTCTATCAGCACCATTTCGGGTTCCATGGTGGAAATGGTAGAAAGCGCCAAAAAAGTTGGCGAGTTTATGTCCAGTGGGCTTGTCGGTGCCACGTATGTCGGCAAGACTGCCGTCGCGGCACTCGGGCAGGTCGGTGAACATATAGGTGAAATCGTCACACTCTGGGCGGGATTCAAAGCCTCTAAGTATATCAAGGATTTAATGCAGATTCTTAGCGTGACGCGCGAAGAGAGAGAATTGCATACGGGGCTGGGCCGCGCCATTCAGGGCATGCAGGATAAATTTAACGGCCGTCTGGAAGCGCAAAAGAAGGCTTTGAAATACGAAGAGGAAGAGAAAAGGCTCGTCGATAGCGCTTTAAATTCCTTCGCTGACGTAACGGGGCAGATTTCCGAAAGTGCAAGTAAAGCGCAGACCTTGAACTCCATTCTTGAATCGAACGAAAACTCCATCACAAACCTGGCAAAAAAGTGGCAGGCCATGGGGATGAGTATCAAGGAATCTGTCACTTGGCAGAATAAAATCGTTTCGCTTGTGAATGGCGGATATAGTGCGGAAGCCATGCGGCAGATTATCAGCGGTAACGGCCGCGCGGAAGAGATCAAGAGAGAAGCAGATGCACTGAAAGAAAAGAATGACCAGCAGAAGCATGAAGTGGAGTTGTATCAGCAGCAGTCCAAAGCCATTTCTGAAGTCATACAGAAGGAACATGAACGCCTGATGCAGGTTTCAAAGACTTCTAGTGATGAACTGAAAAATATTTCTCTCATGGCGGAGAAGGTGAGGAATCCATATTCTCGCGGTGAAGCGGCAGAAGCACGTGTGCAGCGCTTCTTGGATGCAGACACAAGCGGCCGCGGCGGAGCCAAAGGTGATGCGAACCGGCAGATTTGGAAGTGGCAGCAGACAGCCGTAGAGGAACTTCGCTCTAAGTTACAGGCACTAAAGCTTGACTACGAAGTCGTTCAAGTGACTACCGAAAAATTCATGGATTCTCTTAAAACCGGAATGAGCGGCAAAGTGAAGCCTGTCATGGACGAAGCTATCAATTCGGCGAAGGTTTGGAATGATGTATTGCAGTCTACGCGGACGAATACAGAACGATTAACTAATGCACAAATTGAGTATATTAAATACCAGTCCAGCGGAAATACGGCAAATGAACTTGGACAAAAACAGCGTATGGCGGCTCTTTTTAAAGAAATTTCAGATCAGTTTGAAAAAGTCGGGATGAGTGCGAAAGAAGCACAAGTCAAATCCTACGAGTTCATAAACCAGCTTATTCAGGGCTTAAAAACGGTAGATCAGACGAACTTTTTATCTGTAGACGCGGCATTTAAGCAGGTCGGGGATAGCGCGAAAGCATTTGCTGATAATTTCAAGCTCGTAAAAGAGCAGATGGAGCAGGTAAAACAGGCAAACGCGGATGCGGCGCTTGAATTTAACGCTCTTTCTAATGCGTTCAAAATCGGCGGCGAAGAGGCATTTCAGGCGACAAAAAAGCTGCTTGAAGAAAGTAAGGCGCTGCAAGCCGCATTGAATGAGCGCGGCGCAACGGATAAAGCGAACGCCGTTTACAAGGAAACCGTAAATTATTTGCAGCAGGTGGCAGAAGCCAAAGACAAGGCAACACTTGCCACGAAGAAAGAAGTCGCTGCTATCAAAGAGGCTAACGAAGCACTGACTGTTCACAAACAGAAACTGGACGAGGCAAATCAGGGGATAGGTCTTTTCAATGGGAAGATGAGCAAGATGCTAGGCGTGGTTTCGTCCGCTGGCATGGGCGTTTCCATCCTCACAGATGCTTATGCAGCAAATACCGATGGTTGCCATGATATGGCGAAAGAGGCCGCGGATGCAGCTATGCAGATTTCCATGATTTCGATGGCCGCGGAAGGGCTCATTGGTCTTATTCCTAGTCTTGTCGCAGGGCTGAAAAGTGCATATACCTGGTTCAGAAATTTGGCAGTCGTCAAAGCTCTTGCCATGAATCCAGCGGGACTTATTGGAGCAGTAGGTGTAGGAACACTCGCCGCTATAGCGTATGGAGTAAGCAGCAAGTACGAAAAAGCGCAAAGCGGCGATTACAATGTACATGACTTCTTCTCTGATGCGGAGCTGGGCGGATATCATGACGGGAGCGAAGAAGAGGAAATCCCGCAAAGCTCCTATGTAAAGAAATTTACTCCAACGCAGAAAGACTACGACGCGGCGGATGCGGCTGATGAAGAAATGTTCCACACAAAGGCGCAGAACAGTCTGGTGGATATGTATTCGGAAATGGCTCGAATTTCAGAACAGAAGGCAAAAGAGGCCGAGGATCTCATGCGGAAAGCTACGCTCGCCGATGTCGTTAAAAAGCAGGACGATGGCGGAAGCGGCAAGGCGCACGGCGGTAAATCTGGGAAAGCGGCGCTTCCTGAACTGGAATATACCGATGCGCTAGGGAATGCCTTTTGGTATTTACAACACGGTTACAATGTCTACGCGGCTGCTGCACTGGCAGGAAATCAGATGCAGGAAGCGGGGAGAGGCGATACAGAATCCATTGATTACGCCGCGGATAATGGGCAGGGGCATTACGGTTCAGTTCAATGGGGCGGAGAGCGTTTCCAAAACCTCTATGATTATGCTAACGGCGATTGGACAGATCGGGAGAAACAGCTCGAATTTTCTGATTATGAATTGAGAGAAGCACAGTATTACAAAGACGTGGGGACGCGACTTCGCGCTGCAAGCAGTTTGGAAGAAGCGAATCACATTGTGTTTTCGCAATACGAGGCACCAGGAGATGATACCGAAGGCACGCGGCTTAGTTATGCACAGCAGCTCCTCCCCCGCCTTATGCAGCTTGCTAACAAAGAAGTGACGCTGAACGGCGAGACTGGGAACGGCAGGAAAGACATGGCACGACAGAGAGAAGAGCTTTACAGAAAGCTGGCAGATGCAACGAAACTCACCATTCGCGACACCAAAAATCTGAATGAAGCTACTCTTTCCGTCACTGGAGCGCAGACGGCCTATGATAAGACCATGCAGGAAGCGAATGACAAGCTCGAAGAGTACAAGGTGCAGATCGAGAAAGACAAGGCTCTCGGCGTGAATGAAAATGTCATCAGCGACTTGCAAAACGCCATGATCGACTACGCGAAGGCTATGAGACAGAAGGCCAAAGAAGCGCAGCAAACGGAAACGATGGGGAGGTATGATGACCAGATTTCTGCGATTTCGAATAGAAATCTTGGATTTGGCGAAGCCTACAGCCGCTCGCAGGAGCTGACCAATAAGCTGAATGAATACAAGTCTTATTTGCAGGAGCAGCTGAACGACACGAACCTTTCGTATAATCAGAGAATCTCTATCGAGCAGAAACTTTCCAGCACTATTAAGTCCATCAATGACCAGTCTTGCTATAACTACAAAGAAGGTTGGAAGCAGGCACTGACAGAGATTTCTAATCAGCAAATCAACTGGAAAGACACAACGGTCAACCTGTTTTCTGATATTGAAAGCTCACTTGCAAGCTGCTTGTCTTCTACGGGGAATTTCTGCACACGTATGAAATCTTTCTTCCGCGACTTTGCCAAGAGCGTACTGAAATCTATTTCGCAGGTGATCGCGAAACTGCTTATCATGAAAGTTGTGACAGGCATCTTCGGCGGCGGTGGAAGTAAGAGCTTGGGGGCAGCGCATGAAGCCGCTAAAGCTGATTTTGGCGTGTGGGAATCTGTAGCAGCCAATTACGGTTATGCATCCGGCGGCGATGTGCTGACGGATCGCTGGGTGATGGTCGGCGAACGTGGCCCCGAATTGGTACGATTCAGCAGGGACGCTCACGTGTATTCTAATGGCGACACAAGGAAGATGCTTTCCGGCGGAGCACAGACACCGGCGCAGGTGCAGGTGATTGTAAATAACAACACAGGAACGCAGATGCAGGCGCGCCAGACGACTTCGCAAGATTCGTCTGGGAAACTGCTGCACCAGATTATTCTTTCTACGGTCGGCGAAGCACTGACGACTAATGAGTACGGCTTGAAAGACGCTATCATGGGGGTAAGATAAATGGTTTTTCCCGATATACAGACACCCGATTATCCGTTGAATGAAATCTTTACGGATCACACGCTGAAAATGCAAGTGGACAATGAGACCATTCTCACGCGCCCGCGCTTTACGAAGCTCCCGAAGGCTTTTAAAATTACGTGGTCGAAGCTGCCAACAGCGGACTACAATCAATTGCGAGCGTTCTTCCAGCAGACACGGGGCGGCGCGCTCGCGTTCGAGTGGACGTATCCCTCCGATGTTGGGAATGATTATTCCGGGAAGAAGTTCACTGTCCGATTTTCTGACAGTGAACTTTCTTTTCAGCTTGTCGAATGCTCTTTTTGGAGCGGTTCAATTACATTAAGCGAGGTATGAAATGAATCTTTCTACAGCGGCTATCATTGAAAAGAACAAGGTGTCTACGGATGGGGTTTATCTGCTTTTGCTGACTATTCAGTATAAGCAGGAAGAACCCATTCGTCTTGTACTTAACAATGAAAAGATTACATTCAAAGGCCAGGAGTATTATCCGTATTATTTTTCTCTTTCAGAAGTGAAACAGACTTCTACGGAATTGCCGTCGTGCACCCTAACAGTTTCCAATATCACAGGCACGATTTCCCGCATTTTGGAAACATATGACGGTGCGTCCGGCGGGAAAGTCACTGTAGCCGTTATCAACACGAATATTTCTGATGAGATTTTACAGGAAGAACATTTCGTTATTGCCGGAGCCACGGCGAAAAAGGATTACGTATCTATCAAGCTGGGGTGCGGCGCAAGTTTAGACCGGCGCTATCCGAATGTACGTATCATGAAAGACTGGTGCCCGTTCAAGTTTAAGGGCGTTCGGTGTGGGTATAAAGGACCGCTCACTACCTGCAATAAGACGTTGACTGATTGTCGGGAACGCGGGAACAACACGAGATTTGGCGGTGAACCGACGATACCGCAGGGAGGCTTATATGCTAGACGTAACTGATTTGGTGGGGCAGCCATTCGAAAAGTATCCGTGTTGGGAGCTGGTGAAAGAGGTTTTCCGGCGGCGGGGAGTGACGCTGCCGGATTATCTAACGATGGATTATAGCAATCCGGCGGACATTAAAGGTGTCAAATACTACGAAAAACTGTCTCGCCCGGAAGAGGGAGCTATTTGTGCTTTCGATTTAGGCGGACACGGGATTGACCACGTGGGCGTTTATCTGGGGAACAATATGCTGCTTCACTCCACTACAGTCAGCGGCGTATGCATTGAGCGATTTTCCCGGTATGTTTCAAGGCTGAAAGGGATCTACAGGTATGGTACATATCATCATAATCACGAACCCATTTGATACGGCAAAAGGGAAAAAGGACTACTGGGCACCCTATGACAGGCGAAAGACTGTGCGCGAATACCATGCAGAAGATGGCGAAAAGCTGTATGCAGTGAATGGCGTACAGGTTGACGAGAACGCAACGGTACAAGACGGGCAGGAAATCGTAGTCGCTCCAAAAATCCAGAAGAAAGCATTCGGGTGGATTTTGGCCGTTGGTTTAACAATTTTTGGCGCTGGCATGGCAGGGGCGGCGTTCAAGGCGGGCATTAGCGGTTGGCTTATGGCCGGACGCATTGCCGGTGCGTTAGCCATGACGCTGATCGGAAACCATATCATGACCAAACTGACCATGCCGAAAGCAGACCTTACTAATGCCTCCGAGCAGTCGAACACATACGGATGGGGTACGCCGTCTACGCTAACCGGGCAGGGGTATGTTTTACCTATTTGCTATGGTAAGGTAAAAACGGCGGGCATGATGTTGCAGCGCCATGTCATTTCTGACGGTAAAAACCAGTATCTGAATATTCTCTATTGCTTGGCAGAAGGCGAGCTCGACGATGTATCGGTCATCAAGCTGAATAATAACCCGATTGAGAACTATTCCAACGTGTCAGTGGAAATCCGTAGCGGATCCAATCAGCAAAGCATTATTCCTGACTTCAATGATTCGTATGCAGATACCGCCTTGGCGTATGAGCTGAATGTTGGGAAATGGAACACAGTGACGCTGGACGGGAATACGGCAAATGGGATTGAAATCACTATCGCCTTCCCTAATGGGCTGTACTATTCCAATGACAGCGGCAATGCCGATTACACCAGTGTTACCCTTAAAGCGCAGTACCGTAAAGTGGGTACAAGCGACTGGCAGAATATTCCAATCCGAAACGAGAATTACGAATGGATACCAGACTGGGCAAAAAACACCAGCGGATTTGGCGCGTTGTTCACGTGGAGAGCGCACTACAACGCAGAGTGTCGTAAATTAGTCGGATACGAAACCTATACGAAGTGGGGGAAAACCTTCTATCGTTACAAAAAAGGGAAGCGTATTCCGATTTATGAGTACACTATGACGTATGACGAGTGGAAGAAAGCGATCAAGGATGCACATCTTTATGATGGTATTATTCGGGGCAAGGAAACTGGCGTCTTTTATCGAATGTACCGTATCTATGACTTGGAACCGGCGCAGTACGAAGTTCGTGTTCAGTGCGCGGCAAAGGATAGGACAGATATCCGAACAGCGAATAAAGTCCAGTGGGTAGCCGTCACGCAGGTGGTCTATGACGATTTCACCCATCCTGGCAAAGCCCTGCTGGGACTAAAAGCACTCGCCACAGATCAGTTGTCTGGCAGTGATCCGCAGCTCACTTGCACTATCGAGCGAAGCAGCGTATACATTTGGAACCCGATGACAAGTTCTTATGAAGAGCAGCCAGCGAACAATCCGGCATGGGCTTGCTATGATATTCTCCATGGATGTAGGAAGCTTTTAAATGAAGATGGGCATACTTATGCCTATGAGGCAGAAGGCATCCCAAAAGAGAACATGGACTATTACGCCTTCGCGGCGTGGGCGGCTATGTGCACCAAAGCAAATATCCAATTCAACTACCTTTTCGATAGTGCTATGAAGGTATGGGACGCGGTAAATTATCCGTGCCGTGTCGGACGTGGCTCTGTAATTATCGTCGGCACCAAAGTATCTTGCATTTATGACTATGCGAGCCCGGCGGTTCAACTTTTTACCGTCGCGAATATCAAGAAGGATTCTTTTTCGAATGAGTATTTAGCGACAGAAAGCCGGGCAAACAGCATTGAGATTTCCTTCATGAATCGCGAGAAAAACTATGAGAGAGATGTTCTTGCCGTTTTCAACGAAGAATACGATAGCAGTGATGCGGTGGCGCAGCCTACACAGATCGAGCTGATGGGATGCACTGACGCGAAGCAGGCGTATCAATACGGGAAGTACAAACTCCGTGAGAATAAGTACGAAATCCGCACAATTCAGTTTGAAGCGTTTGCGGATTCTATTGCTTGCCAGATCGGCGATGTCATCACTGTGCAGACGGATGTGACGGAATGGGGGATCGGCGGCCGCGTAGTAAATGCGGATGGCAACACCATTACGGTAGATGTGGATAATCTTGACGGCGGCGATTATACGTCTTTCATGTATCGTGATAATAGAAATGATTCTCTTGTGAAGAAAAATGTCGTTTCCGCGGCCGGGAATACTGTCATCATTGACGGCATCAGCACGGTGGAAAAAGATGATGTGTACGCACTGGGTAAAGCAGGGTATCAAGCAAAAGAGTTCAAGGTCTTATCCATTTCTACGAATATGGATGAGGAGACTCGCACGATCACAGCGGTAGAGTATTATCCAGAACTATATGATGCGGATACAGACAAAGTTCCGGAAATTATTCGCCCTGTAATGACGATAGAAGCGCCCAAAAATCTGATATTGTCTACTGAAAAATACACAGAATTCGACGGGAATATTACTTCGCTGGTGCATTGTACGTGGATCAATCCTAGACAGTTCAACACGGTATGTTTAGAAAAATCTAATGATGGCGTAAATTGGAAGTTTGAGAAGAAGTTTACGCAGAACGAAAGCTCCTATACGTTTACCGCGTTATCATTACAAGTTTATCGTGTTCGCGTTTATGCGATTAACGATATCGGGGAAAAGTCAGATTATACAGAAAATAATATTCTAACCGATGGGCAGGATATGCTTCCCCCGGACGTAGAAAGCATTAACGTGGAGAAGATGGCGAGTGGGCTCCGGCGGTATTGGTGGAAATTTACTTATCCTTACCCCAATGACATTGCGGGGTTCAGAATCAAGTACACGCAGGGGCAGGAACTAAATTGGGATAACGGAATACCGGTACAAGCGGGGCTCATAACAACGCAGCCGTATGAGACACAGACCATCAGACAGGGGACACACTCTGTAATGATTAAAGCGGTAGATCGTGGCGGAAATGAATCGAAGAATTTTGCTTACTGCCAGCTTGAAATGGGAGACCTTCTGCAAGAAAATGTGCTCTTTGAGAAAGACTTCGGAGCAAATAACTTCGCAGAACTACAGCACAACGGAAAGGTGCTTTCTGATGGATATATTCACCCAAACAATGCAAGTACTCTGTGGCACAAAAAAGGCAATAGATTCTGGCATAGCGGAAGCGATAAAATGTGGGGTGCGGCTTTTCAAAGCTACGTAGCCACTGGGCATTTCATCGCCCCGGCATCGGGGCAGTTTTGGCTGACGGCAGATATAGAAGGTCCCGCCATTGTATATTATCGGACTTCTTTAGCCGATATCTTTTGGGATGCGGCTAAAGATACAGTTGCGTTCTGGGGCAATGAAGATAGTGCCGTGTGGAATAGTACCGTGGGGAGTGGGGGAGGAGACTTATGGAAACAGTGGAGTGACAAGGTACTGGTTAAAGCAGGAGCAAACATTCAGATCCGAATTGTAGCGGAAAACTCAAGCCTAGAAGAAACAGTGATTAAATCTCTGCATGCATATATCGACGTACCCGACCGGCAGGAACACTTCGAAGACTTATACGTTCCGGAGAGCGGCCTAGAGCTTCCTATCGTCACACCGAATTACATGACCACCGCCGTGCGCATCGATGCTGTACAGGGGAGCGGCGTTGTCATGTATCCCAAGATACTCTCCCGCACGCCATGCCGTATAGCCTTACTGAATGAGGACGGCAATCAGGTGGCAGGTACGGCAGATATTACATGGCAGGGGTTCGTCAACGAAACAGTTTAGCTATAGGAGGTAAAAATGGCAGACGTATTGAAATTACAGTCCACCGCGGGCATGTTCGATTATCCCGACCCAGAGAATCCTTCGAAGGGCACTACAGAACAGCAGTATATAGAATTTGAGAAAAACAAGCACTCCGTGTTATCCAGTCTGGTCACGGATGAACTTTGGCAGCCGAGCACATTCTATAGAACCGGGCAGGTGGTCAAAAGTCCGAACATGCCAGCGAACGTTGTCGCAAGAGCAGTCACCGATGGGACGAGCGCGAATGCGGAACCTTTCTGGAGCAGTGCGGGGAACACCATGGCAGACGGCACCGTCACATGGGCGATGCTGTACCGCACGATTGATTACGCAACGCAGGCAGAAGTCACGGCGGGGACGAACACGTCGAAAATCGTAACGCCTGCTATGCTAGGCAGGACAATCAAGACAGATCTTGCGAGCGAAAACGCAGGAATACTTAACGCAGCTGATAAGACAGTAGTCGGCGGCGTCACCGGCATTTTGCCTGCAAGCCATGGCGGAACCGGCGCAACGTCTCTTGATAATGTGACCGTCGGGCTTGCTAAGTCCCTAACGGGCGATGCGGGATTGTGGGACTATCTGCACAGGCTGGGGATAAACCCAACACTGCCGACCACAAACGCCGCACTTAACGCACTGGGCGTGTTCCTGAGCTACTTTGATCAGAAAAATAAAATAGCAAACCAGCCGACACAGTACGGGCAGCTTATCAACATTCCGGCTATTAAGGATTCCATTGAATCGACCCAGCTTTGGATAGAGCAGGCTTCTGGCAAGATGTTTCACCGGGGTGGGAATGATTCAATCGCAATCAACGACACTCCGTTCAAACGTTTTCTCGATACGGACGACCTCTCAGCAGCGGGCGTCGTCGCGGGCGATGTGTCGAATGCGAATGCATGGTGGGTGAAGCTCGGCGGCGCGGTGCCGCTAATTATACAGGGTGGAATTGGTGGTTCCGGTTTCACATATCCGCTTGCCCTGTCTAGGGTTTTGACGGTTGCGTTTTCGCTCAATAGCGGCGTCTGGTCTTATAACTGGTATACGCAAGATTCGAAGGTAAATATCAGCAATACAGCTGTGTCAAACCCTAAAGGATTTCCTTACAATTGGTTGGTTATTGGCATTGCTTAGCGGCCGATAGCTACCCATTGGATTTTTCACTTTTTCAAACCTCCAATCATATTGATGGAGGTTATTTTAATGGAAAGGAGATAGTGAGATGGAAGTTTCAATCGCTAACCCAACGCTTACCTATTTGTCTATCTATGACGCAACAGGCGAAAGAGTAACGTCCTTCGTTACCGGCGTACATGGTGACACGGTGGAAGAATTGCAGGCTAAAGCGGAGACAGAATATCCGGATAAAATACATGTCGTGCAGGATGCTTTGACCTATAACAAGGCCCTTCAGGGCGATTTGCTATATAAAGATGGTGAATATCAGGCTAGGCCAGAACCGACCGAAGAAGAAAAGCGAGAGGCCGAACTGACAGCTCTTGATGCTGAATATGCTAACAAAATCAGCGAGATCGAGTCGGAGATGGCAAAGGCGAAAGCTATCGAGGATGAAGATTATTATTCGGATCTGAAGGCCGAAAGGGAAGAGCTTGTCCGTGAGTACACAGAGAAAAGAGGTGAGATTTGATGGAACGGTGCTTTTTATGCCACAAGAAGATGGACGAGAAAACGGGGCTTTGCACAAATCCTAAATGTGTGAGGAGCAAGCCGTTAGAGCCGAAAAAGTTAGAGAATAAAGAAGCAAAGGAGGGTAAATAAATGGGTGTTCCAAAATCACTTGATTATAAGGATTTCATGAATAAGTCCACCAGTGCAAATCCGACAACTTGGGATGACATGTATCGATTTTTCGGAAACCAAGGAGAGATCACTGCTGCTCTTGTTAAGTCGTTACTTTATCAGCCAAGCACAGCTTACAGTATCGGAGCCATTGTATATTCTCCGAACCTTCCTGCTGGCACTATTGCTAAATGCACACTTGCAGGTACTACAGGGTCAACTGAACCTGCATGGCCGTCAGCCGGTTCTGCTGTCAATGATGGGACCGTAATGTGGCTTGTAGAGAATATGAAAGTTACTGCGGCGCAAGACCTTACTCCATACATGAAAAAGGATGCAGACAGTGATCTTGTGATGGGATATTATAGACTTATTTTCCTCGGAGCGAAAGTTTCAAGTGAGATCGTGAATTCAGTACCTATGCTTGTTATTGATACAACAAAAGGATCAAGAGGGGTAGCGTTCAAGGGACCTGGCGTATTTGTAAATGGATCCCTTATTGCAACTGAAACAGATCTGAGTGGCAAACTGGATAAAACAGGCACGGCAACTGCTGCAATTAAGGCAACACAAGATGGAGAAGGAAATGTTATTGCAACGACTTACATCAAAACAATCAATAATTTAAAGCCAGATGACAGCGGTAACATCAATATTAGCACCGGCGGCGGGAGTGGTAGTGGAGTAAGCACGTCTACACAGAACACATGGACGGCTAAGCAAAACTTTCAGTACTTAAAATTCAATTTTGAAAGTTTTGCCACATCACGCATCAGCGGCACATACGATAGCCCTTCCAAGTCTGTAGCAGCCTACAATGTAACAGGCGCGCTTACGCTGGATATGTCCACGTTAGCGGGAATGATAGGCAATGGTGATACATCAATATTTACAGCCTACATAGCGTCTAATGGCTCTTATGCATTGAGCATCACTAATGCTGGCACTCTAAAATACGCCGGAAGTGCTGCGGATTTAGCGATAACAGCCAGCGGTCTACTTTTAAATATCTTTTTGACTAAAAATACTAGTGGTGTCGTGACAAGCATTGCGCAAGCGACAAAGTTATCGTGAGGTGCTTATGGGATTGAATCGTATTTTGATGAAGGCTAATGGTAGTACCATTGAAGGTGACGGCGAATTTATCATGACCATGGGGGAGCAAGGTTATCAATACGGCTTTTCTCGCTACAATGTTACTATCGGCGAAATTGAAGGCAACGTGCGGCACGAAGGCAAAACTGTTACTCTTGTGATGTTGTGTTATTATGGTGGTTGGCTTGACTTTGCATTTAATATCGAGGGTGTCACTGGGGGTAAATACAATGTCACTGTTAAAGTAACGTCAATGGAAACAAATGAAAATGTACGCATTAACTTTCCAAGCATTCAGTATCAGAGCTATGTTCCTGGCTTCTACGAATATACGCAGAGTTTACCTTCAGATGTTGCGCGTATGTTCTCTAGCGCAAACGTCGGTAAAAAATTCAAAGTTGAATTGATCTTTAACTAAGGAGCAAATAATGAAAACGTATACATATAAAGCAAAGCATTATGACAACTTGTACGATTTGTCCGAGGCATTAGGTGTAGACGGTGTCTTTATCCCGCGCACAATATCTGATACAGACTTGAAAGAGTTGGGCGTTGATGTAGTAGAAACAGAAGAACCGATTGCAAACATCCGCGCTCGCAAAATCGTGGAATTAAAACGTCAGCGTGACAGCAAAGAGGTTGAGCCGATTGCGTATGACGGGCACCTCTATGATTACGACAGTCAGGCGCGCGACCGTATATCAGCCGCAATTATTTGGCTTGATGCGCAGGGCGATGGTGCTAAAATTAGCTGGACCACGGCAGACAATGTGGATTCAGTAGTTACAGCTCACGACCTGCGTATGATTATAGCTTACGCGGCTGAACGTAACAATAAACTGCATACTGCTTACAAATCTGCTAAGGAGCAGGTCGAAGCTGCACAAAGCAAAGCCGAAATCGACACTATTTCCATGTAGTTTGTTAGTCGGCATAACGGTACATTATTCTGATATAGGGGGGGTTAATATGCTTACTGCTAAAGAATATCTTGATATGTCTTCGGACAACGAGAAGGTTTGTGAATTACATAATATCATCTGCGAATACTTGGATAGTCTTACTTTGGATACCGCAGACCCGAAGGCAAAACGTATGTTGCTTAAACTGCACGAGCTGGACTGCGGTCCATATTTTGATACCGATATTGCTATCAAGGCGGTAGACAATATGGAAAATGTTGACGGCACTACTGGTCCGCACTGGACGTTTACAGAGGTGGAGGAAGAAGCTAAGAAACGCAACATTGACCATCCTGCAGATTTGTATTATGCGATCAACATGCTGTATAGCGACCTCTCTAATGTCTTAGGTAAAGACCCTGAAAAGTATATCGCAGTAGCTAAAGCTCTTTATTGGGATGACCCCGATATGACAGAAGGTAAACTATTCAAACAGTACGTAGCCACCATCTAATTCTTATATCAATAGAGAGGGTATAAGAAATCGGTAGATGCAGGAGGACTTCTTGTTGTAGATTCAGATGATGACATTATATTAAAAAGATAAGTAAGAATTTTGATATGAACATCATGAGCAACGAAAGGAAAGAGGTGATTATCATGAAAGCAGAACGGAAAGCAGTTAAAGAGTGGCTTAGAACGATGGATCGCGGCGAGTATGAGCGGATGCTTCGCGATGCGTTGTTTACAGAAACAGAACTTAGATACATTCATATGCGATGCATTGAGGGCAAGTCTTTCAAAGAAATAGCTATCGAATGTGGGCTTTCCCGGCGGACAATGTGTAGCATAGCGAAACGAATAGCGGATAAAATGCACAAATCTATCATAAAGAATGGATTTAATTCTCACTAATTATGCACCATTTCAATCGCATAGTGTACTATGATACTCATAGATAGGAGGGATTGAAATGTACATGAATGGTTATCCAGCATACCCATACGGAGCAGCCCCGCAAATGCAAGAGCGGCTTATGCAAATGGAACAGCAGAAATACGGGATGCAGATCCCGCAGTACACCATGGGGAATATTGTATCTAGCATGGAAGAAGCCAGGATGCGTGAGATTATCCCCAACGGCACTTCTTATTATTTCCCTTCCCCTTCAGAGAACCGGATATATGAAAAATCTACGGATCTGAACGGTCAGCAGATTTTCAAGGCGTATGAATTAGTGGAGCTTCCAAGCGTAGCACCGGCCACTACAGGCAGTGTAAAGGCATTGGAGGCCCGCATTCAGAACATAGAGAATTTGTTACAAGAATTGGTAGGAGGTACAGAAAATGCTCAATCCAATGCAGCTAATGGGAATGGTCACGCAGGCGCAGAATCCAATGAACCTGTTACAGCAAATGGCAGGGCAAAACCCTTTAATGGGAAGGGCCCTGCAAATGGGACAAGGTAAATCTGTAGAGGAACTGCAAGCTATCGCAAGGAACCTGGCACGGCAGCGCGGCATGAACGAAGCGCAGTTGAATAATTTCTTATCTCCATTTGGTCTGAAACTCTAGCTAGAGTTTATATACAGTATTTTCCAAAAAGGAGGAACCAAAAATGGATGGAAATGGTATGCAGACAGTGATGCCAGTATCCGGCGGCTATGGCGATGGGTTTGGCTGCGGAGGCGGCATGTGGTTTATGTGGCTCGTCGTAATTTTCGCTCTGATGGGCGGAGGCGGTTTTGGCGGTTGGAATAATCGAGGAAACGCACTGACACAGGCAGAAATGCAGGCCGGGTTTAACCACCAGGATGAGATGTCTCAGATTCGCGGCCTTACCTACGGCATCGCAGATTCTACTTTTGCACTGAATAATTCCATTCTGAATGGGCAGGCAGAATTAAATCGTAATGTTATGCAGGGGAATTTCGACTTGCAGAAAACGATGATGCAGGGAGATTGGGGGATCGGTCAGCAGCTCAATGATAATAGGTTTGCACAGCAGCAGTGTTGCTGTGAGACAAACCGTAATATTGACAGCGTAAGGGCTGACGCTTATCAGAATACCTGCAAGATCACTACTGCCATTCATGAAGAAGCGGAAAAGACCCGCGGCATGATTGCAGCCAACACCATGCAGGAACTCAGAGACAAGCTCGCAGACCGTGATCGGGATCTGCAGACGGCTAGATTCAATCTTAGCCAGTTTGCCCAGACGGCGGCAGTAGTCAATCAGATTCGCCCATATCCACAGCCAGCTTACATTACCTCCAGCCCGTATCAGTCTATGGGCTATGGTACTTGTAATGGCGTTGTAGTTTAATTCCGCAATAGGCGTGACCAAGGGACGGTTTGCGCCGTCCCTTTTTATGTGAGGTGATAGATATGTGTAACGGGAATGCTGTTCTTACAACGGCGGTGGCAGTTTCCGGCGGGAATTTGGTGCTGACAATTCCGGCGGGGACATACAACAATTGCAGTAACATGATGCTGAGACTGGCACAGGATATACCGCTGAATGCCACAAATCTTATGCCGGTCGTCATTCAGATTGGAGCGGGCACTACATTGTATCCGGTTCGGCAGAAATCCGGTCATAACCTGTATGCTACGCAGATTCGCACACGTCGGAATTATATGTTGCATGTGGCGGCGGACGCTGGCGCATTTACGCTGATCCATGGATGTTTGAATAATTGTAATTGCGGCGCGGTAGCTAGTCTATCCTAACCGTTCTAATGCCCCTTTACGGGGCATTTTTTTGTGGGGTGAACATAATGGACGATATCACCATATCCGTACTGACGCAGATCATATACGCGGCTATTACTTTTGCGGCCGGGTATAGCTGGAACAAATCTAAGAGCTTGGTTTGCATCGAAAAAAACATGCAAAAAGGGATAGGCGTTATTTTAAAGATCGAGTTAAGGCGTATTCATAGCCGTGGGATGAGGAGAAGGTATATTACCTACGATGAAGAATCTATGGCAGAGGAAATCTATACGATCTATCACGCTTTGGGATTAAACGGACAAGGGACAGCCATGATTCATGATTTACGAAAATTGCCGAAACGGGAGGATTGCGTAAATGCTAAAACGTATACAAGAGACGTTTAAGAAGTTATCGAAAATGAAGGTGCAAACCTCTATGAAAATCATCTATCTGTATGGCGGCGGGCTGGCTATTCTTACCGTTCTTATGGTCCTTTCATGGGGAGTGAATTGGTATCATTCCGGCGTGCCGGATCTGAATAGTCTGATAAGTATTTTTAAGGAATATACCGCCCCTGCTGTAGTGGCGGCGTTCACCTTTGTTTCTGTCTTTTGCGTCGATATTGATGGTGACGGAAGACCGGATGCGGCCCAGAAGCAAGCAGATAAAAACCAGCTGACACCACCGCCAGCCATTCCTATTAGATTGGAGAATAAAAAATGAATATAAAAGAAGTGGAAGATGCATTGCGGGAGGCAAGGCCTGAATTCTACAAATATCCTTATCCAGTGAAAGTGTATTGGCATTGGACGGCGGGGCACAGGGATATGACGTTCAATGATTACCATTTCTGCATTGACGGATCCGGGGATATTATTCAGACGCTGCCATTGAATTTTATTCCCACGGCGACGTATAGGAGAAATACCGGATCTATTGCCATTGCCTTGTGCGGATGTTACGGCGCACAGGCATTTAAGGGGAATCCAGATTATTGCCGTCTCGGGGATGAACCGCCGACGGATGAGCAGATCGAGGCGCTCGCTTTTCTTTCCGCGAAGATTGCGCAGGTATTTGATATAGATATCGACATAGAGCATTTCATGACGCACGCAGAGGCAGCGGATAATCTGGATGGATATAACGCGCATGAGCCGTATGGCCCAAATTCTACGTGCGAAAGGTGGGATCTGGCAGTGCTCCACGAGGATGACGAATGGATGAGTGGCGGTGACACGCTTCGCGGAAAGGCTATTTTCTACAGATCGCAGATGGATATGCTCGACGAGAAGTAAATCGATAAGTCGCGATGTTTTTATTTAGCTTTACAGGCGTTCGCGGCATGTCTCATGATAGATTTATCAAAAGATTTACGATGACGCACGCTAGGTATCAAATTTTTGATTTTAGGCACTTTTAGGCGATTTTTAACAAGGAAAGATGGTGTCATATGTATGAGTTTACAAAAGTTGATAAAAAGATTGTGGCTAGTGCTATTATTTTTATTATTCTGCTATCCGTTTGCCTTATATACTTCCTTTGCGGAGGAGCCGATGTATCAGATATCGGAAGGGGAGCTGACGCAGTTAGAAATGAACTTGAATCAGCTGGCGAAGAACAACGAGACCAAGCAGCAGCTCTTGACCGAGCAGAAAGCGCAGCTGACAGAAGCCAATCAGCAATTAGAGACAGTGAAGAAAGAACTGATCGTGTCCAAGAGCTTGAACGAACAGACGCAGAAATCATTAGAGAGAGCCAATCAATCCTTGACCGAGTTAGAGAAAGAGGCAAAAAGGAAAATTAGAGTAAAGACCCGCCAGCGCGATCTGTGGATTGCGATTTCCGGCGGGCTTTTGTATGCATGGATTAAGAAATAGGAGATGCATGAATCATGGTCGATCTTTATCAGGGGGACTGCTTAGAGGAAATGTGCAAGGTCGCAGATCATACCGTGGATATGATCTTTACAGACCTTCCCTACGGCACAACAAAAAACAAATGGGATGTGCCGCTTCCATTGGACAGGCTTTGGAAGCAGTATAAACGTGTTTTGAAATCGGGGGGGGTAGTACTGTTATTTTCCCAGCAGCCATTTACCACAGATTTGATAAATTCCAACCGCAAATGGTTTCGCTATGAGTGGATCTGGCAGAAATCTTTGCCAGTCGGTTTCTTGAATGCTAATAGAATGCCACTTCGTTCTCACGAAAATATAGTGGTATTCTACGAACATCTGCCCACATATAATCCGCAAAAAACGCCGGGCAAGCCATATACTGCAAAGACGATATCCGGCACAACAAGCTATGGACGCTTTAAGCTGACCCCGACCATAAACCGTGACGGGATGCGATATCCTCGAGACGTTGTGACATTTTCGAGCGGGAATAGCGTTAGTAAGATTCACCCGACAGAAAAGCCGGTTGACTTACTGGAGTACATGATCCGTACCTATACGGATGAAGGTGAGACGGTGTTGGATTCTTGCATGGGAAGTGGCTCCTGCGGCGTCGCTTGCCAGCACCTTTGGCGCAACTTTATTGGCATTGAGAAAGATGTGGGATACTTTGAAGCGGCAAAGAAACGGATCGAGGAAGCCGCGAAGCGGTAAAGGATCTGGAACATAGGGTGCGTTTGGCAAAGAAGCAGCGTAATGTATGGGCGGTTTTATCCGGCAGGCTATTACTTTATGGCATAGCAAAATGAATAGATATACAAGACGGCGGGATATCCCGCCGTCTTTTTTTATGCCTTTATACAGATACGCATGGTGGATATACAGTTTTATGTAGTGAGATACCGGAATCGCGTGCGTTTGCTTTTTCATTTTGCTATATACAATCATATCATAATATGATATGATTGTATGCGAGGTGATGATATGCGTACAGCAGAAGAGTTAAGAAATGAAATCAAAGAAAAAGCGCAAACAATTGGCGTCAATGAGACGCAGATATGTAAGCTGGCCGGGATATCCCAGCCGAATTATTCACGAAAGGTGAATAATGGAATGCTTCGCTTCGATGAAGTGGAGCGGATCATGGCAGCTATGGGCTATGACATTGTGTTTGTGAAGAATGAAACCGGGCCGCGTTCGCTGGTTCCCGGCGCAGTGGTTACTGTCATAAAAGAAGAATTGGACAAATAAATTCGTTAGTGCTAAAATACTGGTAGCCTCCAAAGGCTAATAAAATAACGGAAGGGAAGGGAGCATATCGGTACGCCGGTATGCTCTTTCCCTTTGTGCAAATAGCAATATGATATAAAATATTTCTATTACAAATTAGTTGCGGATAAATCCCACATAACGTATAATACAGTCATGGAGCGCTCCTATTTTACTGCCGCATAGGCAGCTTAGAGGTTAGGGACGCTCCTCTGTCTAGGGGGGACGCTCTCTAGTGGATTAAAATGCGTATAGCATAGAAAAAGAGCAGCTTATCCTTATGGGGTGGCTGCTCTTTTTCTATTTTATGTGAGTAGGTGGGTATATGGATATAAAGAATAGCGTTCCGATGCGGCTATTGGCAGCTGAGAAAATCAAGCATCCGTACTTCTTTAAAAGGATTGAACAATTAGTAAGAGATAAAGAGGCGGAGTGGGATCTTACTTACTGCTATTGCCCGATATGGGTAGGTATGTCATATGTAATGAAGTTAGAGGGATTAAAAGAGATAAATATCATGGTATCGTCGGAAGGCTCGAAGCTGGCTACGCTGATTTCCTGGCGGCAGTCTAAAAACATCTACGATATAGATGAAGGGCTGATAGAGGAGTTCGTGGAAAGATCTGATGGGAATATGGAGATAACATCGGACATGCTGGTGCTTCCGACATGGTGCGTTTATCTTAAAATTCCGCTTATAGCTGAATTTTCCGGCGCATTTGTCATGTTTGACGAGCATGAAACAGATGGGAAGGAACTCTATATTGCGCCCGTGACCGATGATTGCCAGTTCGTAACGGGCATCTATTTAAAGATCCCGAGAGAACCGCGAATGTTAAGTGATATCATCAAGGAGCAGTTCGAGGAGAGTGTAGGGAAGGGGAATACTAAGAAATACGGTTTCACTACAGATGATGTACATCGGTATTATGAATGGTCTATGAAAACGATTAAACTTGTTATCAATATACTAATGTACATGTCAGCGGTGAATGCAGAAATAGTATTCAAGAACGAAAGGTCCTATAAAGCGACTAAGAAAATCAAAGATACGCCACGCGAGGTGAAAGCTTTCACGGTCGGGGAGAAAACAGGCTATAGGATCCGTACTCTGAAAAAGGCGGTAGTGAGATATAATGAATCTCAATCATCCGGCGGGCATCATAGATCGCCTGTCATGCATGTAAGAAGAGCTCACTATCATACATTCTTGTGCGGCAAGGGAAGGAAAGGGAAACGCTTAAAGTGGCTGCCGCCTGTTATCGTGAACGGGAACCAGGAGCCGGTGGATATAGTGACCATCACGAAGGTGAAAAAAGAATAGCAGGTAAAAAGGTACTTCTTTGGGTTTCAAAAAAATTGAATTTGGGCCGTATAGAGAAATTTCAAGGTACTTCTTTTCATTTGAAATAAATTGAATCGTGGCCGTAATAAAAAAATCCAACTTGCACAAACAATGTACAAGTTGGATTTTTTATTATGCTATGCTAGAGGAATATTCATATTATGAATAATGCCACGCAAGGAGCGCCATCTGATAGTGACGGCGCTCCTTGCGTTGAAAGGAATGAGATTAGTAGTTATGCCGAGAAAAGAATTGGGAAAGAAGCATAACTACTTGATTATTATAATGGAGCGGCAGAAATAAATATAGAGAGAAGAGTTTGGCGCGTTGCTGGCGCAATGGCGTGCTACGCCAGTAACTTGCCGATCAATTTTAACTCAATTCATCTTAATTCAATTCAATTCATTTTTAATTCATTTCAATTCGATTTGAATATATTGGATCAAATCGAAGAAAGTACAGATTTGTATTTTTCTGACTTTTTCTGCCTCATGCCGACTTGTATGATTATGTTATAATATTTGGCTTTGCGATTTGTCTAAGTCACCATGGCATGCTTCTAAAAATTTAGCACAAGATTGATATTGAGCGCAGGGCATGGGGCACTAATGTAGAAAATATGCGGCGTTTCCGGCGGAGCTGATGCAGTCAAAAGAAAGTCGGGCATGTGAAGTGGGAGGATATTTGGGGCGGCTCCGGCGGGCCATTCCGATGCAGGTTTATGTTTACATCTGTTGGCATTTGTAATTGTCGGGAAATGCAAACTTGCATTTATATCAATGCTGGTTTGCGTTTACGCACAGATCGCCCATAAAAAATTTTGCAAGTTGTCGTTTACGCGAAAAAAATTTTTGCAAGTTTGCGTTTACGCAAAAATCTGGTCGAATTACGCGCCTGATTGTCGTTACTGGTCGATAAAACTGCTCCCCAATATAGCGTGTTGACAATACACCATGCCACCATAGACAGGCACGCTCCCCGCCACCAGCACCCGCAGCCATGGCGGAAGGGGACGCCCCGGACGCGCCGGACCATCCCCCAGCGCCGCCAGCCGTGGCAGAAGGGGACGCCATGGACGTGACGGGATCACCACTCGCGGCCGCAGCCGCGGAAGGATGGGACGCGCCCGTATCAGCACACCGCCACCCCCGCCGTGGCGGAAGGGGAATGGGGGC